TGAGATGTGGGGACTTGGTACACCCGAAGACCTAGAGACATACTTACGTGGTTGCTAATGAAGATTGCATTGTGTCTATCGGGTAGATGGAATGAGTTTTGTGATTCAAAGTGGGTAGAACGTTCGAGGGAAATTCTTCCTCACGATAAGATGTTCACTGGTTTATGGAATGGTCAAAGTGCGGTGGATACCACCGTAGATTTCTATTTTGATGAACCCGAAAACAAATATCATCCTGTATTTGATACTGAAGCCTATCCTGATGATGCGTCTCGTTTAAGACGGGATATCTTTCCTAAACTACTTAAAAATGCCGAAGAGGGAGACACTAGTCATAGTCAGTTGAAACACGCACATGCATCTGCGAACTGGCACAAACAGATTCTCATACACAATGAGATGATGAAGTCAGTACCACAAGAATACGATATGATTATTCGTACACGATTTGATGTAATAGTATCTGACCAATTACCTTGGGATGATATTATCAAAGATGCATACGAAAGAATAATTCCGAAAGGATTCAATTGTATGAACTACTATGGCACTCATGACTTCAATAAACTTAAAGGTATGAGTAAGGAGACTACTTACTATATCAATGATGCGTTGATAATCCATCCAAGAGAGTGTTGGGATACGGACTTAGTGGATTCTCTATATAAGGATAAGAAGTTAAAAAGTGCAGAAGAGGGATGGTATCAAATACTATCCGAACCCTTTGGATTTTATCATGAGAGTTATCATGGTGGATGTTACCTATCAGAGAGATGGGAGTATGTGAGAGATGTTGATGAAAGCCTTCATAATTAGTATGATAAACAACCATGAGTCCACAGTTGCGACTCGTATGGTTATTGAATCTATTAAGAAAACTAAAAGTAAATTAGAACCAATTATTCTACCCGCAACTACGCCTATGACAATAGGTGACGGAATGGAGTCTTTGGAGATGTCTGGTATAGCTTGGACATATCCTTTGGACGAACACCAAGACGGTCTTGATATGAAAACAGGCCTGCGTCTTACTCATTACAAAACTGCGAACCATCCAAATCGAGTTGCGTGTATGATATCTCATATGAGATGTTGGCAGAAAGCAATCGACCTTGATGAGACCATTGTTGTACTGGAACATGATGCACTGTTTGCCAGACAATTAAAACCTAATGACTTGACAGAAGAGTGGAAAGGTGGTATAATAGGGCTTAATGACCCAAGAGGTGCAACTAGAAGGTCTCAAGAGTTTCATAGAAAAGTATCATCATTCGTTGGCCTACAACCAGTTCCTAGTGTAGATGACTGGGACGTACCCCAAGGTCTTGCGGGTAATTCCGCATATATGATATCACCCAAGGGTGCTAAGAAACTACTAGATAAGGTGAAAGATATCGGAATGTGGCCTAATGATGCATTGATGTGTAAACAGATGTTTCCGTGGTTACAGGTTGTGTATCCTTATTATACAACTATACAGAGGGGGTTGAAGTCAACCACAACACAATGAAAGCATTTGTAATTACAATTAAAGACAATCCACAATCATTAAAGGTTGCGGAACGTTGTATCGAATCTGGATGGAGACATGAACTTCAAATTAAAATGTTTGATGCCATTACTCCTAAAGATAATCCTGTAGAACTATTAAAGACAAGGGGTATTGACCCCGTACAATTTGATGAGAAGTATTCTCGTAACTTGAATTGTATTTCGGCATTCCTATCACACTACGCATTGTGGGAAGCCTGTTCCAAGGGTAACGAGAACTTTGTTATCTTTGAACATGATGCCGTGATGGTGGCACCACTACCATTTGTGTTTCCTAACTATGTGATGAATATGGGAAAACCATCTTACGGTAAGTGGAACACTCCACCAATGTTAGGGATTAATCCGTTAACAACTAAACGATATTTTCCTGGCGCTCATGCGTACATGGTGACTCCAGCTGGTGCAAGACTATTGGTGGAGAATGCGCCACTGTATGCAAAACCAACTGACGTTTATTTAAATCTGACCACATTCCCTTGGTTACAAGAGTGTTATCCTTTCGTTGCAGAAGCTAGAGATACTTTCACGACTATTCAAGTTGAAGAAGGTTGTAAAGCAAAACATAATTGGAAAGAAGGATATGAAATCATCGATGCGTGAAGTATTTTTAACAGGGTGTGACGTAAACACCGAATGGCAATTGCCGTGGTTTATTAAGAAGTATAGAGAACACAATACGACTCCAATTATTTGTGCTGACTTTGGTATGAGCAAGGACGGTCGTAAACTTGCAGAAGAACACTTTGATTTGGTTATTGGTATCATGAGTGAAGCACAAGGGTGGTTCAAGAAACCTCGTGCAATTCTGGACGCAACCAAACTAGATGATGTTGAAAAGGTTTGTTGGTTGGACACTGATTGTGAAGTTACCGATGACATCTCAACTATTTTTGATTTGACCGAAAAGGGTAAACTGGGTATGGTCAAAGACAGGCCTTGGTCTACTCGTAGAGATGAACTTGGAGAATGGTATAACTCTGGTGTAGTCGCAGTAGAAGGAACGCCTAATATCCTACGTGCGTGGGCAGACGAATGTATTCGCAATCCTGTACAGGGTGACCAAGAGGTTTTATATCTTATGATGGGTGGTGATGCCCTCAAGAAGTTATCATGCATTCAACCTATACCACACTCATATAACACTTTAAGATTAGACTACATAGATAACATACAAGTAAAGAATCCAAAGATTATCCATCACACGGGTAAGAAGGGTAATGAAGTAATAAGGAGTCAAATGAATGAATTATCTAATTGAAGCATTGGTTAAAAAACTAGAAGGTGAGATTGCGGTTGCACAAGCAAACATTACGGTGTACCAAAAGAATCCTGCTGGTATCGGAGAACACTCTGATATCGTAGAAGCGATTGAAGTGCAAATCGGTAAGATTGCAGAAGCAGAAGATAAACTCAATGTTTGTCTTGAACATTTTGGATTTGGAAAAAGGAATGCATGAATACAGAACAAAAGTAGTACGTGTCGTTGATGGTGATACCGTTGACGTTGACATCGATTTAGGTTTTGGTGTCTGGTTAAGAAAAGAACGTATTCGCTTACTTGGTATCGACACCCCCGAATCACGAACACGTGATAAAGTTGAAAAGAAATATGGATTGGCTGCAAAAGCATTCCTCAAGAAAGCTTTAGGAACAACCCCTATTCTTAAAACAACAAAGGATGGTAAGGGTAAGTTCGGACGTATCCTTGGTACATTTGTTGTTGAATATGACGATGGTAGTCGGATTGATATCAATCAATATTTGGTTGACAATTACCATGCAGTAGAGTATAATGGACAATCTAAAGAAATTATTAAAGACCAACATTTGGCAAATAGAGAATTAGTACAACTATGAAAGTATTACACAACAACGTCCTAGTGACACAAGCAGAAGTTGAAGAGAAAACCGCAGGTGGTATTATCCTATCGGGTGATGTCACGTCTGGTAATAAGCCAGCAATCGTTATCGCAGTTGGTGATACGGTTGAGGATATCAAACCCAAGAACAAAGTATTTCTTGACTGGAGTAAATCCATGCCAGTAGAGATTGATGGTTTGAAGTGTGCGGTAATAAACCAATTAGATATTAAGTTGATTGTAGAGTAAAACATGAGAGTTAATGTTCTAGGTAATGGTGACCATGCGGGAATCTTTAAGAGAGGAACGCCAGGCAAATTGTTGATTTGCAATATGCCCCCATTTGAAATTCCTCGTAGTGAAGTACACGCAACTTGTATGGTTGACTTCAAGATGATGAAGGCACTTCAAGAGGGTCGCATCAAACTGGACATGTATGATTGGGTATTGGGTCAAAGACCTAAAATCTGGATGGAACAGTCTGGAACATTCTATATGAAATACTCACATCTTATCAAGGGATTCTATACTCATATTCCCCCATATGCGGCAGGAAAGGGTGACCCCAAGATGGCTGCAACTAACTTCAATTGTGGCCACATGGCAGTCCATTATGCATGTGCAAAGATGAGGGCTACCGAGGTTCACATCTATGGGTTTGATAGTATTTTTGATATGAACCTAGAGAGTTTCACTGACCTACTTCTAGAGTCAGACCGCAGTACTGGTAACACTGTTAGACTCGCAAACAACTGGAGACCCATATGGACTAATATGTTTAAGGAGTTTCCTAATGTTGAGTTTAATCTATACCACTCTCATAATAACATCAAGATTCCTATTGGTGACAATGTAAAGATTCGTGCAAAAAGAACTTGACAATTTATATCAAGACTGATATAATTATTAAATGATTGGGAATACGACTTATGGTGAAACTGGATATCATACGAGTCTTCTAAACTTGGGTTCAAGGTTCGAGTCCTTGTAGGTCGGCCAATCAATCACTGCCTCCGTAGTTTAACGGATAAAACGATGCGCTACGAACGCATAACTCGTGGTTCGATTCCATGCGGGGGCGCCAAACTTAGGTTCTTTTCTTCTTTTCTCTTTCTTTCTTAATCCAAGATTTTGCTTTGGCATTCTCTGGTTCTTTATCTAAGAACTTCCGAACATCTTTGTATGCACGGAGAGTCTCTTTCTGGTAATCCTTACCTTCAGAGTTATCAACAATTAACATATTCTTTTTACCAAAGAAAGTCTGGAATGCACCAATGTTCTTTTGAACAGTCTTCCAGTAGTTTGTAACTTCCTTCTCACCAATAGTACGGTCACGTGCTTTATCACGTGCAATTGCAGTATCAAGGTCAGTGTTAACAAATATCATTGCGATATCATAACCCAAGTCTTTCATTGCCTTTGCTTGTTTCTTGACCTTATCAAAGTCTTTACCTGTACCATCAACCACAACACCAAGTCTACCCATAAGGTATAGTGCTTGTTTTTTACCTGTGAGCGCTTTTGCACGACCACGGATATCTTGACCTTGAACTGAGAAGATATTTTCAGGAGACATTTCCAGTCCTGCTTTCTTCATTGCAACTTCATAGGCATCGTCTGAGTTTATAACTTTCAAACCAAGTGCGGGAAGACCAGTCTTACCTACGATGAATGATTTACCAGACCCAGGCCCACCAGCAAGGAACACTGCTTTGAAAATAGCGGGGTCATCAACACCCTCTGTTATAAACTTTTTAAACTTAATCATTAGTATACCTTGAATTCTTTTCTGATTACTTCGGACAGTCTTTGTAGGATAACGTCTAGGTTACCTATAGACTCTTCGTTTTCTTGTAAATGCGACATAGTATGTATGGTATTATTTATATGTTCTGATATCTCAGACATATCTTTTGTGTCACCCGTAATTCTGAGTTGAGTTGCAGGTAAAGGTGTACCGTCAATGACTGATTGGGCTAGGTCTCCACCATCATGACGAGTTTCGTACAAGTCGATTAGGTCAAACCCGATTGTACAAACTGGAGAGAAATCCGTCTTTATATCGTTTGCTTCAAAAGTCTCGTCCGAATTCATCGGAATGCCTGCTAAGAAGACTGCGTCAAATTTTATGTCATCTGGAACGTCAACCATATAGGTACTATCTCCCATGACATATGGTTTGTTCGCAGCAATTCGATTTACATTGAAATGTCTCATTAAACTTCGTGCGAAACTTTGATGTGTTTCTGAATATGCGACATATACGTTGGTCGATACCGAAAAGTGTTTATTAATTATAGGCCAAATATTACTCTGTACGTTAGGCATAATTCTATCAACAGTATTGTCCCATAGACTTGGGTAGTTACTGTCTCTAAACGAAGGCACTACCAAAACATTATTGTATCTTAATCGCACAATAATATTGTTTATAATAATAGACCACATTATCATCGCATTGATACTGTCTTGTTCTACAGTATAATCATAGGTGGGGTCAGATGCCATGAAATCTTGTATCTTTTTCCATAGACTTCCATAACTATTTTCGTCAAGTAACAATGCTCTTGTTTTACTATCGGTCTTTTCGATGAAGACATCGTATAAATTATTCATTAGTACACCTTATAATATTCATTCACGTTTTCGAGATTCAATGCAAGTCTATAAAACAATAGTTGTTGTCTCAGGTTTTTCATATAACCAGCACTAGTTACAAGACGAGTTGTTTTATCATAAACTTTTGTTGGAGTGTTTACACACTCAATGACTCTTTCTATGTGGTCTTCTAAATTGTCTGCACCACCCTTGAGGTCTCTTAAATCGTTACGATAGATATCAATTAGGTCAAAAGTAGATGTACAATATCTTGCGAATTTCTTTTTAACATCCGAAGCTTTGAAACTACCTTTCTTGAATGATTCTGAACCAAGAAGAACTACTACATCAAATTTCTCGTCAGTCTTAATTTTAAAATCACCATCAACTCTGAAATGACCATCAACATCTATGGTATCAACTCCAAACTTCTCATAGATTGGTTTGAAGAAATTAGTACCACCTTTGGTTGAAGTGACCGTCATCTTACCGTCACTTTCGTTAAACTTATGAACAATAGGTAAGAAATGGTCACCCGCACTTTTAACCGCTCTGTAGTTACGGTCTCTCAATCGGTCATACACCGAGTCTTCGAATGAAGTCACCACAAGGATGTTACTGTATCCACCGCAACACAATAGTGCATCAACGATACTTGCGTCAGTGATAAGTGTTGTGAAGTCAGTTACAGTTATACGCTTATTGTTAAAACGATTAAAGTCGCCCAACATACTTATCAATCTTTCTTTCGCATCAAGATTAATGATGTTACTTTGCTTGCCATTCTTGGGTTGAGTGCGGTATAATAACATTACTTTGTACCCTGATAAATTGTCTGTATATGGTCTTCAAACTGTTCAATCTTCTCAAGACGGTTAGGCCACAAGATATATTCCTTTTCGGGGTTTTGTTTGAGATTGTTCAATAGGGGTTGAACCGCATTGTACAGTTTGTCCAGTTTATCTTGGGTTTCGGACACAGAAGTAGACACGTTGGCGACTTGGGACTGTGCTTGTTGCACTGCCTCCAGTTCGTTCTCGTCTACAAGGGTAAACCCAAAATCGAATAGTTCGTTACTCATAGTTCTATTTATACCTCATTTAAATTAAATAACGCTTGACAAAGCATGTTTATTCATGTATAGTGTATTTATATAGTAAGGAGATGAAGATGCAAACCTTTCACGGTTCAATGAAGTATGATATTCATGGTCGCAAACGTAAGACCAATGCATGGAAAAAGACCCCCAAACATAACCCCGAATTTAAACCTCTTGAAAGTTACTCTATAGGTAATGGTGAAGACCATCGTAAGAAGTACCCGTCAGCTAGTGAAATGGGCTATGTCCCACAAAAAGACAACTCTTACAAACTAGAAGAGTCCAAGAAGTTTACTGTCGCACCCGCATACAATAAAGGTGCATACCAAGTCATCCCCCGTGGTGATGTTAAACATATAGGAAAATGATTATGGAAACTCCCTTATTAAACCCCGATACTCGCACTAAATTTGAGGTGTTTGCTCGTGATATGTTTCTAGAAAATTGTTCAGAACGTGATACGTTCAAAGAACCATTGTTGACATATGACGAATATGTCGAAAAAAACATGAAGTTTTTGCTTGACAAATTCAGAGAACTCTGATATAATACTTGTATTGATAATGAGAAAGAGGTGTATGTATGATTACTTTTGCAACACAAGAACGGATTGACGTTCTAAAAGAAAAATTTGATGAGTTGACCGAAGGTATGGATAATTGGAAGATGCCTATTGATACGGTAGTTCCAATCCGTGAACTGGATGATTATCGTGACGCATGTGAGTGGTTTACTGGTTCCAAACTTTATGTTGTCAAACAAGTGAATGAACCAAACTTTGGAGACATGCGTGTAAAAGCGAAGGGTTATTATAATGCAATCGGAAGTTAGAGAAATGAAGGGTGGGTGTATGGTCGAGAAATTCGACATGCCTGGAGTAGACGGTTACCAACTCGTTTATAAATTTGATAATGATTATGGCGCATCTGTAGTCAAACACAACTTCTCTTACGGCGGTGAGAAAGGCCTGTATGAACTTGAAGTGCTTGACAAAGATGGTGGGTTATGTTATGATTCACCAATCACTGAAGATGTAATTGGGCGTCTTACAATGGGTGAAGTCGATAAATTACTTGTGGAGATATCACACCTATGAATATATTTCACTTAGACAATGACCCTAAGATTGCCGCAGAGATGATGTGTGACAAACACGTGGTCAAGATGGTCACTGAGTACGGTCAGATGTTGTCTACCGCACATCGTGTACTAGATGGTGAGTTGTATACCGACAAGACCAAGAATGGTCGTAACATCAAACGGTGGAGACTGAGGGGGGCTGCACAAGAACGTGACTTGTACAAAGCATCACATGTCAATCACCCATCTAACATCTGGACACGTGAGAACGATAAGAACTACCGATGGTTGTTCAAACACTTCCAAGCAACCGCAAAGGAGTATGAGAAACGATACGAACGTGTTCATGCTACCTACGATAAGTTAGGTGGTTATCTGTGGTTTGCGCCACGCAACATTAAACAAGTCGTAAGACTAACAAGATTCGCACAAGCAATGCCTGAGTATTGCAAACGTGAAGACCCAGTAGAAGCATACCGTTTCTACTATATAAATGAGAAGGTAGAATTCGCAAAGTGGAAGAACGTTGAGACACCTCAATGGTTTTCTGAAGGAGTCGCTTAATGACTATGCCTGATGAACGGTATATTGCCCTCAAGAGAACTGCAACCTTTCTAAAAGAATTGCAGAACCCTAGAGGTATATACAAAAGAGATAACATGACTGAGATACGTAAGATGGCATCAAGTTGCCTTCGACACTACCCTTGGGATATGTATCTAGAAGACCTTGCGGAAATTGCCCCTCATATATTGGAAAATAAAGAGACCCTTAATAATGGAGAATGAAATGACTTATGAAGAAATCGTTAACACCTTACGTGAAGGTGTCGTGAACTTGTCTTTTACAAAAGTAAAGGACGGTGGAGTTCGTGAAATGAGAGCAACCTTGGTATCTGATATGATTCCAACGGACAAAATGCCTAAGACCGATGCAAACGCAAACACTGAAAAGAATCAACTTGCAGTGCGTGTATTTGATTTGGATATTAATGACTGGCGTTCATTCCGTGTAGATTCGCTCTTGACTTTTAGTGCAGTATAAGTTATACTATATAATATATGGTCAAGAAACTAACACCACAAGAGAAAGCAAAAGCAACTAGAGAAGCCAAGAAACAGGCGAGTCTAGATGCTCTTGGTTTCGAACGTAAGAAAGTGAAACGTACACGTAAACCTATGTCTCCTGAACAGAAGGCAGCGGCAGTCGAACGTCTTGCTAAAGCACGTGAAGCTAGGGGTGCAGACGGTAGTAAGTCTGTCCACAAGGACATTAGAGATTTACCCGAAGACCATTTCCTGCATTGGAAGAAAGTTAAACAATGGTTGAAATCCAACCAAGATGAACTGAAAGCAATGAGGTCGTACAAGACCTCTAAGGTTTCTAAGGAGCGAGCAGAATACCAAGACCTAGAAACATATGTCTCAAATATGAAAAAGTATTTGGCTAATGGTATATGGATGGACTTTCGCTATGGTGAGAAAAGGGAATCTAGAATTCAAAAAGTGTGTGTTGCAATGGCATACCATGATGACGGAACACCAAAACGTCAATACAATACATGGTATCCTGATATCGCACAAGTCTGGACTCCTGAACTTGAAGAAGAGTTTGCAAAAGATGAAGAATATGTAAGTTCCTTCAAGGTAAATATTCGTACAAACGAAGAGGTCGATGATGGCGAAAGTTGATATGATTATGGGTGGGGTAGATTCTTCGGAAGAAGAGTCCAACTTCATGAACAAAAAGAAATTTACCCGTATGGTTGAAGATACGGTTAGAACAAAATCTATGTCTTACATGGATACGGTTGTTTATCTCTGTGATGAAAACAATCTAGAAATTGAGGATGTGAAGAAATATATCACAGTCTCGATAAAAGAGAAAATTGAGTTGGAAGCAATGAAACTTAACTTTCTCACCAAGGGTGAAGCTCTCCCTATTGATAAATAAAAGAGTTGACAAAACCTTTTGATTATGATACAATGAATACTCAAAATACTACTAATACGCAAATATACGGAGAATACAATGTCTTTTGCAAATCTAAAAAATAATCGGACTGATGTGTCCAAACTCGCTAATGCCGCCTCAGAAATGTCTGGTGGTAAGCAAACCAATAACAAATACGAAGATACTCGTTTCTGGAAACCTACTGTAGATGACAGTGGTAACGGTTACGCAGTTGTTCGTTTCCTTCCTGCCGCAGAAGGTCAAGAACTACCTTGGGTACGTTACTTTGACCATTTCTTTAAAGGCCCTACTGGTCAATGGTATGTTGAGAAGTCTCTGACTACTCTAGGTAACAATGACCCAGTGAGTGAATATAACTCACGTCTCTGGAATTCTGGCATTGAGGAAGACAAAGAGACTGCACGTAAACAGAAGCGTAGACTTCACTATGTTGCAAACATCATGGTCTTGAGTGACCCATCTAATCCTGCAAACGAAGGTAAAGTATTCCTTTACGACTTCGGTAAGAAAATCTTTGATAAGGTTATGGATAAGATGCAACCTGAGTTCCCAGGCGAAGAACCAATCAACCCGTTTGATTTCTGGTCTGGTGCTGACTTTCAGTTGAAGATTCGTAACGTTGCTGGTTACAGAAACTATGATAAGTCTGAGTTTAAATCAGCTGCTCCACTATTGGAAGCGGATGAGACTAAACTAGAAGCAACTTATAATCAGTTACATGATGTGTCTGAGTTTGTTGCACAGTCTTCATACAAGTCTTATGATGAACTCAAGCAACGTCTTGAAGTTGTTCTTGGTCAATCGACTGGTCAAGGTTCTACGGTGAAGAATGATTCTTTGACACAAACTGCGGAAGTGGTTAGTTCAAAGGAACAAGAACCGCAAGTTATTGCGTCTGCACCTGAACCAAGAATCACCGCATCTACGGATGAGGATGATACGTTGTCATACTTTGCTAAGTTGGCTGCTGAGGACTAAAAGAATCCTTGCCTTAGGATAAACCGTTATGGTTATAGGGTCTCTTCGGAGACCCTTTTTTTATGCTACTCGGTCTAGTTGGTCTACCGCTGGAGTCGGGTCAGACACTAAGGAGTTGTTTGTTGTATTAGAGGTTGTTGACCTACTTGAGGCATCAACAACAGCAGTAGATGAGGCACTAGACTGTTGTTTCAGTTCTGCGTTCTGGCTAGACTGATTATTAACTTCTGCATTTCTTACAGGGCCAAGACCCAACGCAGAGTTAACCTGATTCATCGTTGCGGTAATCTCTGGAACTTTAAGTGATGGGTCAAGAATACCTTTCTTAAAGTCAATTTTTTTGTTAAAACCTGCTGTTTCAAATTCGACTTGACCACCATTTGCCAGTCCACCCAATAGAGCAGGAAGATGACCAAAACTATCTAACATACCTTCGATGTCTATTGAACCAGACCCGATGTTGATACCAGACATCTTTTGCAGTGCATCTGCCATTCGAGTGAGACCACGAGATGCCTTATTGATTTCAGTCTCTCTGTCAGCAATTGACAACATTTGTTCTATAGGTGATTGACCACCAGTCATGAAGTTCAGAATACCAGAAGCTGCATTTGCAAGAGAGGATACAAAGTTACCTGCGCCAAATACACCGAGACCAGCACCTAATGATACCATAGCGTCTCTTACATTATTCGCCCTTGTCAACATATTAGAGGAGTCTTCTCCACCAATAGACAAAAGTGTGTTTACTTGGTTTTTAGTTTTTTCTGCAAAGTCATCCTTTGAGAAGAAGTCGCCAAGTGCTTTAACTACTTGACCGCCACCAAACACAGCAAGACCAACACCAAGACCACCTAATGCGAGAGCAACAGCGCCTCCCTCTGCCAACATTCCTAGAGCGCTCTTATCGAGACCTTCGGGAATACTTAACAGTGTGAGTACTTGGTCTTTTACTAATTGTGCATCAAAATCTATTAATTGTGTGATACCACCAACACCAGTACCAATACCAAAAGCGGCCAGACCGAGACCTAGTCCAGTCATAACAGGAGCAAATGCAGTTAACCATGCGGCATCACCAATACTACCTACGTGTTCGCCGATGGATAGTAATGTGCCAACTTGGTCTTTTACTTTATGTGCATCAAAATCTATTAATTGTGAGACACCAGTAATCCCAGCACCAATACCGAATGCCGCAAGACCAAGACCCAATGCCATCATTGCGGGTTTGAATAACGCAAGTGTTACAAGTTTAGGAGCGTCTAGTGATTCACCGATACTCAATAAGGTTAGAACATTTTTCTTTGTGGTCTCTGCCCAGTTACCTTGGTCAAACTTATCTAATATCCCTTGAGTCATACCAGCGATACCACCACCAGCAGAGAAGTATACTAAACCAGTTGCAATTTGTTTCATTGCAGTAGGAAATGCAATAAGAGTGGCCAACTTGGCCAAGTTCATCTCATCACCGATACTGAGTAGACTCAGAACATTCTTTTTGACCTTCTCACCATCAATCAGACCAGACGACATAAGACCAGCAACAGCAACAATCGCAAGGATGCCGATACCAGCACCTTTTGCTAGACTGCCAAGCATACCACCGAATCCCTTGACCTTCTTGCCAAGAGAACTCATGAGGTTACTAGGAGCGTCTTTTGCTGTCTGTAGTCCTGCCTTTAATGATGATGGTAGATTTGCAAGTTTCTTAAAGAGACTTTTTCTTTCTATCTCTTCTTCTTTCTTATCACCCCTTTCACTCTGGTCTCTTTTTTCTGCATCCGTACCCATACCAACCAAACTATCTAATAGTGTATTGGTTTCCTTGGCAATACTCACCTTTTCTACATTATAGTTTGTATCTTGAGTATGGTTTTCTTTGAGCGTGTTGATTACTTTCCTCAGAAGGTTCTTCTGAGAATCGCTGTCTCTACCTGCCCCTTTTGCGGGATGCATTTCCTCGGCCATCTATCTACCCTGTTGTTGTTTCATTTTTTCGTTCTCTTCTTTAATATAATCAGTAAGAAGAGAAACATAAACTTCCCTTTCCCACGGTATCATCATTTCTAGTTCACCTAAACCATAGTGATGATGTTGCATTAACGAAAAATTAGTTTGATAATAATTAATCAAACTATCATGGGAAAGGTTTACTAAAAAAAATCAGTAAAGCCTGATAACGTATGTTTATTTTCTGTGCCACATTCGTTACAATCAAACTCAATTTCTTTGGTTAATGTTGGAATAGTCGAAACAAACTCGCTAACTTTTTTGAACTGGTCACCAGTCATAGAGTCAACAAATTCATATAATTCCTTTTTCGACACATCACTTGCATTCATCTGTTCTTCTTCAGTCATAATACTTTTAATACTATAGACAATTAATTCAATCAATTGTTCGGTCTGAGACATACCTTCTTTCATGTTCATAAGAACAGAAGCTGACGGGTATCCCATCTCAATACTAATGTCTTCTTGAAGTTCGATGGTCTGTACTGGATTATCCATCTCAATTTCAATGTCATCAATATTAATTGATACTTCGTTTGCAGTCTTACACTCAGAACAAGAAACGTTTAGATTACTACGTTCTCCGACTGACTTACTACGAAGTTTGGTAAACATATACTCAACATCAAATGTAGTGAGTTCTTGTTTATTAATTTTATCGTCAACACACACTTCAATTGTATCAATGATTGCCTTCATCGCTTGAACAGTATCTTGACTCTCAAACGCCATAAGAAGAACCTTCTCTTCTTTTACCAAGTATGGACGGAATCTTACCGTCTGTTGTTTCGATGGAATTACCATCTCATACTTTGGGTTACTATTTAACTTAGGTAATGCCATTATATTCTCCAAATGTTATAAAAATTTCCTAATCAGTTCACCAGCAAGACCTTCAATGAAATCATTTTCTACGCTGTCACCTTTTTTAGACTTCCAGTTCTTGTACGATAATTGTACCGACACTTCAAGTAACTGTCCGTCATCACTCAACTCAATTGAATTCAATGTTGTTGGGTATGCCTTATCTAGGACTAAAGTATAAGTGATATCATCACCAAATACTGCGTTCAAATCGAACTCACCTTGTGCAAGGTCGAGTGGCCCTAGTCTTGGTAATCTACCCGCAATAGACGAAGGTAATTTACCAGAATCAAAAATCTTTTTCTTTTTAATCGGAAACGATACACCTTTCTTAATGTGTTGAATAATCACGGGGTGTGTATAATCGTTAAAGTATCCGACTTCCTTGGTCTCTTGATTGACCGCAAGGTTCTGCCATGTCTCAAAGTATTCTCTTATTTTCATATCATTAAGACAATGGAATGTCAACTGAACATCCTCGACAGCATAACCATATGCAATCTTAGTAGTATCAAGACCCATTTGTTTTTCGGTTGATAGGATTTGTCTGCCAGGCAAAGAGGTTGCTTTACATAACATGTTTAGTGTTCTTGCATCACCCCTAATCGGGGGTAGGAAAATCTTGTACAGACTCCCCAGAGCTATACCACCACCAGCACCTACCGCTGATTTGAAATCGTCAATACGAATTGCCATTAGTCTTTACCTATCATCTGCCTTGAATCATAGAACACTTTCTGCGAACTTGCTTTACGGAACTGAGCAGTCGGTAAGAATGTTGCAATCTCCCACTCTGGAGTAGGGACTTCTGCGAACTTACTCTTTACGTGTTTGTTCAAGTAATGTTTGAAACATGGTTTGTAGTATTTTAGTTTTGCAATACTCTGTAATCTTTTGTACGTAATATTAAACTTTGCATCGTCAGACTTCTTACTAGATGCAACTTCCATCAATGCGTCCAACATCTTCGCACGAAGGATGGGTGGTAGATAGTGAAGATTGATTCCATAGAACCCGCCTTCTGCTGGCCCAACCACGATGATTAGTGGAAACGCATCATAGTAGGGAAGCGTGTCTTTATATTTGGGGTCGTAAAAGAACATCTGCATTGTTCCGACCACACCACTCTTTGCCTTCTGTCGCAATTGTTCTTCTTTCATCAACGCTTCACGGTTGATAGAACGCATGTTAGATGCTTTCTTTCTGAACCATTCACGAGATTCCTTGGTACGGGGAGTAACTCCTGCACGGAATGCCTGTAGTTCTAGTCTGTTGAATATATTACTCATGTCTTTATTTATACCAATTTATCTTAGATTTTTTATAGTTTTCAATAAAATCATAGTATCGGTCAACATCATCCTGACCTATAATTGGGGGGTTGCCCGAATATACATCATTTAAGTCGTATCCTAATACACTGTACCAGTGCATGTGCCAGCCACTTAGACTCTCTGGTCTTCCTAGTTTTTGTATTCTATCAGATTGAAACTTGGCACTCCATTCTACCATATCAATAAAATCATAATCTCCACTTGGATGTACCCATGTACGTTGCATAGTTTCTTTTGCTCGGTCTTTTAGTTCTTCTTGTTTCAACCAATCAACATTTTTATTTTCTATCATATCATGTATTGAAACGTTATCTGGTATTATTCGTTTTACTTCCCAATTGGTATAATAATACGATTCAACTATCCTATCAATAGGGGTCTTATTTCTCCATGTGTATCCGTACTTTGACGGGTCTTTTTCTATTTCAGATACCGCATCAATACCATCATGACCCACGTGTTGCGATATGTATAGTCCATGCATTGTTACTTGGTTCTTCCAATACTTGTTCAACCAATCCGCAGTATTGTCAAGAGTCTCAAACGTTTCGTGTGGTAATCCCGCAATCATTGATAGTGTTCCATTATAATGATTACCCGATAATACATTTTTTCTAAAGTATTCTTCTCCTGCCAACAGCCCTTCTTGTATTATAAGAGGGGACATTCCTTTTCTGATTGACTTTGCAGACGCATGATTGAACGACTCAAGTCCCATAGAGTGACTGGTGAATCCCATAGTAATCATATTATCCCAGTCTTCTCTCGCTCGTTTTACAAACAAGTCTCCTCTAACAAATCCATGAAACTGAGGTTGAAAGGGTAATGTCTTTACAACATTAGCAAACTTCTCAATCTTCTCTGAACGGTCATTACAAGTCTCATCCGCAAGCACGTAACGAGTCACTCCCCATCTATCGTAGTTTTCTCGCAACTCTTCTTCAAAGTTTATTGCATCTCTGGTATGGTCTCCCTTGACACCCAGTGGTGCATAGTCACAGAATGTACACTTGAACATACATCCTCGTGATAACTCTATAGTTAACACTTCATTCTTTTGTATGAAGTCTCTTTCCTCGTATGATGTTCTTGGGTTCTTGTGTGGAAATGCGGGATAGTCTTTGAAACAATCAATGATTTTAAATTTCTTATTGGTCATATCAATAAGATTAAATGGGTTGGTCATCTCTTTGACGTTTGGTTCAGATGCATTACCAACAAAGTAATCACACAAAGCAACGATTGCATGTTCTCCATTACCTACAGAAAAGTAATCTACATTCTCGTGACGTATAACATTTACAAGTTTATTTGCACCCACGACAATTTTAATCCAAGGGTATTTCTTTTTAATGTATCTTATAAGCCTGTTGTGTTTTACTACTAACGGTGGTGCAGAAAAAATAGAGTATGTAAAGAACACACTGAATCCTATCCATTTTGTATCATGAGTAACCCGACTATCAACAAAATCTTTTAGTTCTTCGTCTGACCACGCATCAACAAAGTCCAAAACTTCAACGTCCCATCCCCTCGCTTCTCTTAAATGTGAAGCAATCCTGTGTGCTCCTGTTCCACGAACAGGTATATCACGACCACTGTATCCGACTGGATACGTTATATTAGCTCCAGTGATAATTAGTGCGTGATTCATTTTTTACGTTTTTGAAAAGGTTTAAGTTTTTTCAGAGGTTTTGTTGATTTGGGAATAAGAGTCTTGAGTGGTTCGTTCTTCTCTGTCCATATAACAAAATGCCATCCACGGTCTTTCGCAAACTCTTCGGCTGCTTTCCACTTGTTTTGATTCTTAACAAAGGTCATCGCTTCGTTCAAATATCTCTTAGTCTTGTTTCTACCTGTAGGTGGTTTACGTTCCTTGTCTGGTTTTATCTCGACCAACCAAGTAGACCCATCGTCCATGAGTAGTTTCAAGTCCATAAAATATCTATGATAACGCTTGTCAACTTCATATAGATATGGTATAATGACTTCTTCGGAAGACCACTTCTTTACCTTGGGATTATCGTCACACCATTTGAAGGCGTGTTTCTCCCATAACGAACGATAAACTACAGCTGTATAGTCACCATCATACTTCTTAGTATTTTTTACTCGATATCTTCCTGAATATGCCATACAAACCTTATAAATAAAGACAAACACTGATTGTATTTATAGGACACAAACAATGGTTGATTCCATAACAAAAGACCAAACCCTTGCTCTCAGACAAATAGCAGAAAATAATGCTGCTCGTTCTGAAGGTAGGGAACCTAGAAAGGTCACCAGCCCCCCACCCACTCAGGGAGTTGAAGAAGCAAAAGCAGTAAAAAACCTTGAGTATCCGTTAAACAATGCGGATGATTATAAAGGCAGACTTGTTTTTAATGTGATGGAGGAAGCTGAGACAGATATCGGTAACGCACTTTCGACAGTTGTTGAGTTTGGTAAAGGATTTGTCGAACAGATAAAAGATGCCATCGGGTCTGAAAATCCAGCCGAAATACAAGAAGCTGTGACTAAACACAAAGGTGAAGAGTCAAAAACCAAAACCGTCACAAAACCTAAAGGATTGTCCGAGACGGGTAGACGTGTGTCCTTATATTTACCAGTCGGTCTACAGTATCGTGATAACGTTGCATATGATAATATGGACTTGGGTGGTATGGGTGCAGCTGCTGAAGCTGGATTGAAGGGCGGTGAAGGCGCAATCAAAGGATTGATGGAGGGTGGATTAAAGACTCTTGGTGCGGGACTAATGGGTAGCGCAAACAAAGACGTTGCAAAACTTGCTACCGTAAAAATCATGAGTAATTTCCCAGACGAAGTTTCGGGTGCGTTTAGGTCTGCAACGGGTGTAACATCAAACCCCAATACTCGTGTACTATTTAAATCTGTAGGGTTAAGAGAGTTCTCTTTCGCATTTAAGTTTATCTCAACCTCAGCAAAAGAAGCCGAAGAAATAAAAGAAATTATTAAGTTATTCAGAACAGAACTATATCCAGAGAACATTAATATTCCTATCGGTGATAGTGAAATCTCTATTGGTTATAAGTTTCCGAATAAGTTTAGAATTGATGTTGAGTATGACGGTAAAGAAATCGCAACCAAAATCAAACCATGTT